TTTTATCATCTTTTCGCGAATAATAAAATGAGCCCCAATGACCTCCACCTCCCGGTAAAACTTCATCCACAAGTCCTATAATATCTCGTTCTCCCTTTTTAAATTTTTCAACATCACCAATTCTCAAAATAGTATAGTCTAAATCATTTTTCGTGGCAATTCCTCTTAACAGGCGACGCATATTGTTTATTATTTTAATTGAAATACCATCTCTTGCCTTATCTATAGCAAGAAAGTCATGAAGACCCTCCTTGTCATATTCTTTGTCTATCGTATCTACCAACTTTACCCTGAACTTCATATTATTAAACGATATTTATTCGTTTAACAATCTGACTTTGACCTAATGTGCTTTTGACTAAACTTTGATTTACCTTTTTCTTTCTTCTTGGAGTCCCTTTTTCGTTCTCGATCGGACTGCTCTCCCTTTGCCATTTTTAAGTTTTAGCTTGAAATGTTTAATTGGCGAACGCGACACCACCCATGCCGTTCTGGATGCGGAAGATGTTGTAGTTGACACCGTAGAACCAGTTGAGGCTGTTGGTACCGCCTGTAAACTTGATCTCGGCATTGTCCAGACGCGAGAAGTTGCAGGTACCACAGGGCTGATACTTGTCCGCCTTGAGGGCAAATGAGTACATATAGAAGTTATCCGCCTCCTCACCCTCAAGTGCCTTGGACTGCATCTCACTTCCGTTGGAGCTGTGATGATAAGGCTGGACGTAAGAGAAGTACTTCTTGGACATGGGATCGAACACATCAACGCCGTTGAGGTTAAGCTTGGCGTCATCGAACGTGTAGGGTGAGTTGTTGACATCCGATCCACCCCACAGAAGGCACTTTACGGGGTGGTTGAAGTAGGACAAGTCCACCTTTGATGCATTGCTGACAGTCTCTGGCTGAATGCGCTGAACCTGGGTGATCAGCATCTCCCTGGGTGCATTAGCCATCGCCGCGCGCTCATCGGTATCGAGCTGGATGTAGTTGGCGTAGTACTTGGTCGTGCCACCATCGCCAATGGAACCGAACTGAACGCGGACCTCGACATCGTGATACTGGAGGGCGACCAATGGGAGGGCACAACCGGCCTCGTCACAGCACGAGAAGTGAAGCGGAAGCCATGTGTTATCCTCGGGATTGGCAGCATTGTGCGCCGCGAATCCCTTGGCCCCTGTGTTGGCGAGGAACTTGGTGTAAAGTAAATTGGCATAGTAAGCGTCGTGCTCCTCAATCAGCTGACCTCCCACATAGAGGCGGAACAGTGCAGGAGTAGACGTCTGGCAACCAAATGCCGTATTTGCGGTTCCGTCAGTCATATCCGCCCAGATGTAAGTAAGCAGATCACCCTTGCGCGTGATGGGCAGACTGATGGTCTGATTAGTACCAGCGCTACCGATCGGAAACAGCTCCACCGGGAACTGCGCGAAGTTGGTGTGACGCTTGTACATCGATTGGAAAAAACTGACCTCGGGTTTACCAGTGAGGAATGCATCCTGGGCTCCCTTGGCTACAAGATTTACCAGTGCTCCAGACATATCTTTACAATTGGGTATTAAAAAAATTACGCCACATTAACCAAATGGACAGGGTTCAGTTTCAGACCTTGACCTGGGAAGGATATGACTATGAGGATCCTGCAACGGGTGAAACACACTACAGGGTCTATGCATTTGGTCGAACTGAGGATGGCAAGAGTGTCTGTGTCAAGTTCCCTTTCAAGCCATTCTACTATCTTGGATACAATATGACCAAAGATTCGCCAAACATGACCCATAAGAAAATTTTGAAACTTCTTTTCGACAAGATTCTCAGACCCGATGCAAAAGAAGATCATCTTCCTTGCGACAGACACAATCGCATGTGGTGTCGCGAGTGTCCTGAGCACACAAAGGATCACAAAGAATGGTCTGACTACAAGTACCCAACGGTGCATAAATTTGAAAGGCATGATGCCACGAACTTATGGGGATTTCAGGGAGGTAACAAGGTTCCTATGGTCAAGATGGTATTCAATACCAAGAAGTCTATGAGATCCATGGGGAACAAGATCAAGTTTCACTTCAGTTACGAATCAACATTTCAGAACTATGAAGCCAACTTGGATCCGGTCCTAAGGGTGCTCCATAAGTCTGGTTGTTCATCCACCGGCTGGATTGAAGTACCCGATCGTTCGCCAAGGTATAACGAGACCACATGTGACATTGAGATTGAACTGAATGGCTATGAGCCACTGACTCCTTTGGAGCGCCAGGATATTGCTCCCTTTCGCACGGGATCCTTTGATATTGAGTGCTTCAGTGAGTCTGGAGCGTTTCCCCAACCAACCAAAAAAGAAGATCTCGTATTTCAGATCGCGGTGACACGTCAGGACTATGGTCGTCCTGGACTGATGCAACAGGGTCTTTCAATTGGTCCGTGTCAAGAGGATCGGACATTGGTCTTTGACAATGAGAAAGATTTGCTTTTGGGCTTTAAGAAGTTAGTTCACGATTGGGACCTGGACATCATCACGGGATGGAACGTTTGGGGATTTGATTTTGAGTACATCATGCGTCGTTACGAAAAAGAATGGAAGTTCATGGAAAAGTTCACCGCCCTTGGACGTTTCAAAGATGAACGAGGACGAAGCAAGTTGACAGAAAAGATGCTTTCTTCAAGTGCCCTAGGTGACAACAAGTTGAAGATGCTCCCCATGAGCGGTCGCTTTGTGTTTGACATGATGCAGTTGGTCAAACGTGACCTCAACTTGGACTCCTACTCACTAAACAATGTCAGTAAGGATCTCCTGGGCGACAAGAAGATCGATATGCCACCGATGGAGATCTTCGACCGATGGAGACGTCAGGATGCCATTGAGATCGGCGAAGTCAGTGAGTACTGTATCAAGGATACCATCTTGCCCATTCAGATCATGGACAAGTTAAAGACCATCCCGAACCTCATCGAGATGGCAAAGGCTACATGGGTTCCCATGAGTTTTCTCATCGAACGGGGTCAACAGATCAAGGTATTCAGCTTGATGGTCAAGACAGCCACCGGTTATGATTACTGCATTCCAACCATCTACTCCAAGCGAGATCAGAATGATGAAGAAGAGCAAGAGAAGTTTCAGGGAGCCACGGTCTTAGAACCAAAGAAGGGGGCATACTACGAACCCATCGTGGCGTTGGATTTCGCTTCACTGTATCCTTCGATCATGCGCGCTCACAACCTCTGCTACTCGACCTATGTTTTCGATAAAGCAAACATCAACAAGAACTTCTACGAGTACGAGGAGTTTGAGATTCAAGGTGAAAAACACTACTTTGTATCCAAGCGCAAGGGTGAAGACGAAAAGGTCTTTGCGCTGTTGCCAAAGATTCTGGCTGACCTCAAGAACTTTCGAAGTCAAGCCAAGAAGGACATGGCGAGGACCAAGGGAACTCCACTGGAAGCTGTGTTCAACGGCAAGCAACTGGCTTACAAGGTTGTGATGAACTCAGTCTATGGATTCACCGGTGTTACCAAGGGGATGCTCGGTCTGAAGGCAATCGCGTCTGCGGTGACCTGTCGAGGTAGACAGATGATTGACGAAACCAAGGCAACAGTGGAAGGCAATTTTGAGGGATCCGAAGTGGTCTACGGAGATACGGATTCGGTGATGGTCAAGTTCAAGTTGGATGAATCACTGACCACGGAACAAAAGATCGCCGAGGCATGGAAGCTGGGTGAAAAAGCAGCAGACATGTGCGTCTTTCCGCCACCCAACGAACTTGAGTTGGAGAAGGTCTACATGCCTTACATTCTCTACTCGAAGAAGCGCTACGCAGCCAAGATGTGGGTACAGAACAAGAAGGGTGAGATGGAGATGGAGAAGGTGGACATCAAGGGTCTTCAGGTGATCCGAAGGGACCAGTCGCCGTTCAACCGAAAGGTCGGCAAGCAGATTCTGAACATCCTACTGGAATCCAACGACTCGGCACCGGCACTGGAGTACGTGATGGAAAAGGGCAAGGAACTTTTAGAT